GCTGGCTACAGTCAATGCGGTGCGGGAGATTCTCAACGACCGTCTCAAGGACTACATGGGCAGAGAGTTAGTCGAGACGCGCTTGCAGTATTTGGGCACAGAAATGAACTCGGTGCGGAAGGACATTGACTCCCTCACGCACATGGTCCAGAAACTGAAGTCATGACTACTTCAGAAACCTATCTCACGGCCATCCGTCAGTCCCGTGCGGCCTACGATGCGGTACTCGAGCGTCCCGTGGACGACGTGGGACTTGCAGAAGCGATCCGTCTTCAGATTGATCGTGGATTTAGTTACGACGATGTGGTCGGCTGGCTCCAGCGCAGCGATGAGTATCAAAACCGTGCCAAGCCGCCACCACCCCCAAAGGAACGAGCGGCATTACCCCCGCTTGAAGGGCAACTCTCCGTAGACGGCATGGCGTATGTCGATGCGTCAGGCAGGCGGGTGCCGCTCTTCTGCCATGCGGGGGATCTGTTATGTCTGTTTGTCGAAGGCCGTCTTGAGGGGAGCCAGGAAAAGGAGCAGCGGATTCATCGCGCCTTTGCTGACCTCCGCACACACGGGTATTCGGGACTGCGGTCCTGGTGGTCGATTCGCTGGAGTGGGCAGGAGCACCGCTACTGGGGGAACCGACAGTTAAACCCCTCCGATGACGCGCATCGACGGCTTATTGCTGAGTGTCTACGGATTGGGTCAGAAGACTATGGGTTACGCTGGCATCTGGCCTTGGGTTCAGCGGAAGACGTGCCTGCCAAGCCCATGACCGAGGCGTGGCACTGGATGGCTGACGTAGTGGCCGCGCATCCGCAGTGGTTTGCCCTGATAGAGGGACTGAACGAGGCGTATCACACAGGCGAGCCCAATCCAGACGTGGTGGAGAAGTGGGTCAATATCTCCCGGAACCTGAACCCCACCGTCCTCCATGCCCTCAGTGCGGCGGCAGGTGCTGGGGGAAGCGAGGAGACAGACGAGCTGGCAAAGTGGACGCCTGACTGGCAACAAATCTATCTCGTCCATGCCAGCCGCGACAATAACTGGGGTGATCAGACCCGTCATGTGTTCTCCACGGGATACAAGCGAGCACCACGTCGGCTGGGGTGGAGTGGTGAGCCGCCGGGGATGCGGTGGGGACCCCATCAGCGTGTCTCAGGGATGCCACAGGCCCATGAGTGGACGGATCGCCCGTGGCGCTATGCGTTTTATCTCGCGGTCACTGCGATGTGCCGACAGATGCCAACCTTTATGTGCAGTCACGGGGTCTGCCTTGAGGGGCGCTTCCGCGATGCGCCGGGATTTGACCTGGCTCCGCGCCTGATCAGCGATCTCCCGCCAGATATCATGGCCTACGATGAGATTTACCATGGTGGGACAACGCATCGGTCCCGTCGGGTCATTCAGGCCCCGGACCACTGCCGTGCCGACCATGTGCAGAAGTCGAATGGCGCGTGTGTGATTGCGGTGTATCCCGAACGCCCAGAGATAGTCGAGCAAGACCTGGTGTTTGACCGCGCATGGAAGGGGCGCGTTCATGACGCCTATGGCTACAGCGACTGTGTGGTGGGGCGCGGTGAAGTCATGCGTCGAGACATCTCCAATGGCGTCCTTTTTATCGGAGAGATTCTGTAATGGCCTATCCGATCCAGACACAGGTCTTCACTGTCTTTATGGGGACGCAGGAGGGTATTCATTCGGTGGCGCTGCCAGCGATTTACTCCTCCTCGGGGTCGCGGAACCTCTGGATCGACAAACTGGGACGGGCCAAGAAGATTCTGGGGTATAGCAAACAAAATTCGTCGGCTGTGACCACTAATACGGGCGGCACCGCCACCATGGTCCGGGCGCTCCGGGCCTATCGGCAGACTGGCGCGAGTTTCACGCGGCAACTGCTGGGTGTCTTTGACGACGGCACGGATGAGTGCGAGCTGTGGTACAGCACGGACGCGGGAGCCAACTGGACCTTCATTGCTGATTTCGGGAGTGGGTCAGTCGGGGCGATCCCGGATTTCGCGCAGGTCGGCAATACCCTGTTCTTTGCCAATGGCGTGGTGGCCCCTCGGGCGTGGAACGGCTCCAGTCTCTCCACGGCGGGTCCTGCATCAAAGTCCCCAACGCCTACCGCAGCGGTCAATACCAGCACGGGACAACTCAATGGGTCGTATACGTGGAAACTGATCAGCGTTGACGGCTCAGAAACACGGACAGCCGGGTCTACCACCAGTAATGTCATCCAGTTACAGGACGAGCAGTCCAATCTGTCATGGACCGCTGACAGCGATACGGACATCACCGGCTATGAGCTGTATCGGACGACAGGCACTGGCACGAATTTCTATTTTGTGACGTTTATCGACGGACGCACCACGGCGAGTTATACCGACAACGCGTCTGACCTCGACATTCTCGGCAATCGACTCTTGGAGGAACATGGCGATGCCCCGCCGACCGGATCCTACCTCTGCGAACCCCACAAGCAGCGACTCTGGTGGGGACGCACCGATACCAACCCGCGTCGTATACAGTGGTCTGACCCCGGCCAGCCCGATCAAGTGGGCATCAATAACTACCTCGATTTTACCGATCAAAGTTCAGTGGGGGACATCCTCACCGCGCTCCATGGGGATTTCGAGGGCATGTTGGTCGCTTTTCAGGAACGATCCATCTGGACTATCTCAGGAAGCGGACAAATAGTCTCAGACATCATGGGCTGGGTGCGGACCAAGTCCAATGCCGTCACCGGCACGGTCTCGCAACGATCGGTGGTCGCAGTGCCAGCCGGGTCTGTGTATACCGACGCGTCTGGAGACACGCGAACGACGAGCCGGGTGATGTTGGCCTATTTCACCCCACTGGGTGACATCCGCCTCTTTGACGGACAGAACGATACGGTGATTTCGACACCGGTCAAAGAGACGCTCAAGACCTTTCTCTATGCCCAACGGACAAAGGTGAATGCGTTCCACGATATCGAAAACGGCCATGTCGTCTGGTTCTGGCCTGGACCTACTACGTCTGGCGAGAATGCTGAATGTAATCAGGCGCTCTGCTGGAACTATCGCTGGGGCGTCTGGTATGTGTGGCCCACAATGCCGATGGCTGCCTCGACCACGGTCGATACGGCAACCGACACGCAGCTCATCCTGACAGGAGAGGCGCAGACGGGAAAGGGCGGTTTCTGCTACAAGTTCTTTGACGGGGATAGTTTTGACGGGTCAAACATCCCGGCGCGATGGATTACCAAGGTCCTCTACGGACAGGACAACTCGTGGTCAACGCGGCAGAGTCAGAGCCTGATGGCCTATCTCAAGCGGTGGCGCTGGCTGGATATCATTGCCGAGTCGGATTCGGATGTCACTCTGACGGTCGAATGGATGAGCGGGTCCGCCTCAGATGAATCCGTCAGTCGCGGAGCGGCTAGTAAGAGTTTGGAGCCCATCGGCTTACAGCTCATCACGGATGACGGCAACGGGATCGATACGTCTGACGGCAGTAATATCACCGTCCCGTATGAATCCGTGCAGAAGATTATCAATCTTGAAGGCACCAACGGTCACTACATCGAAGATGTGGGTTGTCGGATTCGCATCAGCGATGATGCGGCCAATGGCAGTTGGAGCCTGGAGGGTATGACCGTCGGGTATCAGGTCTTACCGGGGGCACGTCGGAGGTTACAGGACTGATGGCGCAACGACGCAAGCATTGGATTGCCGGGGCGATCAAACGACCGGGGGCGTTCCGTCGTAAAGCGGCAGCGGCTGGGGAAAGCACCGCCGAATATGCGAAGGACGTGCTCAAGCCGGGGTCTGAGGCGTCTACGCGCACCAAGCGACAGGCGAACCTCGCCCAGACACTCGGGAAGATGCGGAAGGCGTAGATGGCACGCAGTAATATCCCGCTCGACTTCATGACACCCGACTTTGCACGAGTGCGTGAGGAAACCGGCGTGGTAACAGAAGAGGCCGTGCGGTCCCTCTATCTCGCGTCTGTGGATAGCCGCCGTCGGTTATTGAGTATCGAGCAGATGTTTGGCTGGCAGGACGTGGCGTTTGCTGCCGGGAACTTCACAGCGAATAGTGGCACATGGACCGTAGCGAGTGGGGACCAGCAACTCTATCGCTATACCAAGATTGGACGTGTGTTGAGCGTGAACTTCTTTCTGGAGGATACAACGACCAGTGCCGGGATGGGCACACAACTGCGGATCAAGATGCCACTCGGGATGAAGGCCAGTGCGACGACCTATATGGGGCCGCTGATTGTGCGCGGCAGTGTCGAGACAGAAGGGTATGTCACTACCGAGGGGACCGACACCCTCTACTGCTATCGCACCGACCACGCCACCTGGCCGTCGAGTGTCACCAATAA